AAACCCTGCTGACAGAGCGTAAGGCGGAGTTTGTCGCGCTCTATCCGGCAGAAGAGCAGGAGGCCGTGGCACGAACGCTAACGCTTGAGTCAGAGCCGATCGTAAAAACGCTGCAGGAAAACGTGTACCGGGAGCTGCTGCTGCGCCAGCGGATTAACGAGGCGGCACGGGCCGTCATGGTGGCCTATTCCGGCAGTGATGACCTGGATAATTTAGGCGCTAACAATAACGTGCAGCGCCGGGTGATCACCCCCGCAGACGATACCACCACGCCACCGACTGAGGCGGAAATGGAATCGGACGCGGATTATCGCCAGCGCATCCCGGCGGCCTTTGAGGGGATGAGCGTTGCCGGTCCCGTCGGCGCGTATGAATATCACGCGCTTAGCTCGGATGGCCGGGTGGCCGATGCCTCGGCGTTCAGTCCGTCCCCGGCGGAAGTGGTGGTGACGGTTCTGGCTCGCGACGGTGATGGCAGCGCGCCGGATGGTTTGCTGCAGGTGGTCGGGGCTGCCCTGAATGATGAAGCCGTGCGCCCTGTAGCGGATCGGGTGAGCGTTCGCTCTGCTGAGATTATCCGCTATGAAATTGATGCGGTTTTGTATGTTTACCCCGGCCCGGCGAAAGAGCCAATTCTGGCGGCGGCGAAAGCGCAGGGTGCGGCATACATCAACGAGCAGCGCCGCCTGGGACGTGACGTGCGGTTATCGGCGATTTATGCCGCATTGCATGTCCAGGGCGTGCAGCGGGTGGAGCTGATGAAGCCCCTGGCTGACATGGTGTTAGATAAAACTCAGGCTTCCTTCTGTACCGACTTTAAAGCAGAGATTGGTGGCTCCGATGAATAGCCTGTTACCACCGGGATCGTCCGCGCTGGAGCGCAGGCTGGCGCAGGCCTGTTCTGGAATCAGTGATTTAAACGTGCCGCTGCGCGACCTGTGGAACCCGTGGAAATGCCCGGCAAAGTTCCTGCCTTATCTGGCGTGGGCGTTTTCTGTGGACCGCTGGGAGGAAACCTGGACGGAAACCGCAAAACGCCAGGCTGTCAGCGATGCGTTCTGGATACATCAACGCAAGGGGACCGTGGCGGCGGTTAAGCGTGTGATCGAGGGGTTGGGCTACTCAATGACCCTTGAGGAGTGGTGGGAGGTCGCAGACCCTGCGGGCACATTCCGGCTTGAAATTGACCTCAATGATATCGGCATAACTGAGGTGATGATTACCGAGCTTGAGCGAATTATTGGCGATGCAAAACCCGTGAGCCGCCATATATCACAGCTAACGCTATCGGTGAGCACTAAAGGTATTGCAAATATTGGGTGTGCAATATTAGACGGGGAAGAAATAACAATTTATCCGGCTGGCTATACCCCGGATGAAAGTATTTATTACGACGGGAAAACCCATTACGACGGAAATTATCATTTTTCAGGTGACAGCAAATGAATATTAGTGAAAAACCACAATGGGAAAATAATATCAGTATGCTTGCCCGCCAACAAAAAGTTGAAGGCGGGAGAGATGGCGCGGCTAATATTCAGGCTCAGCAACTGGCAAACCGTACCCGGTTTTTAAAGCAATCCGTCGAAGCTTACAGCACTCTGATTAAATCGGGCGAACTTCCTTATTCAAATGAAGATGAAGCAAAGGCCGCTATCGCGGCGGGAAAAATCCCGGAAAATAGTTTGTTTTCCGTTCGCTCTGAAAGCGCGGGCGTATGGGTTGAAGAGTTTAAAAATATTAACGGGGTGCCTGTTTCAACCGGCAAGCGGTTGCCTGACAGCCAGGGTATTTCGGTGGTGGTTTTCACCAGTGATGATGATCCGACAGGTGAGAAGGCTGGATTGTCATTAACGGTGCCGGGCCAGGTTTTCCGGGTTGCATACCCCGATGACAGCAGCACTGAGACGGTTTACCGGAATGACGGAGATCGCGCGGTTAAGCTGCTAGAGGTCGCGGATAAACGTGCAATGGACAGGATGTTGCCAGATGCCGGGATTATGGGGGAGGTTGATCCAGATTATGCCGTCGAGTTTGTTGATGCATTGTTCCGTCGCGCCGTGGGTATTGATTTGCGTGGTGTGCTGGAAGCAAACGCGGGAATGCGCATTATGGGAGTACCCGTGACCAACCTGCCGGATGACTCCGATTACTGTTTTGCATTCGGTGATGAGCTGGGGAGCATTGTCTTTGGTATCGGGAAAACAGGCTTCATCGAAGTGATGGGAATGCGGATTTTTGTCACGGAGGGTGAGAACTTTCTTGAAATTATTGATGAAAATCAGCGGGTATCCGCCGGGATCGGTAGCAAGGGTGAGATTTTCAATAATTCAGCGGGGGAGCCGCAGCCGGTAGAAAAAGAAAAGTTTTGGCTGGAATTTGCTGAGGTATTGCACGTCATTATTTACGGGCAATCACTTTCAATCGGGCAATACGGCACGCCGGCACTGAACACGCCAACCCGCAACGCGCTGATGTTCAATACGGGTGTGCGTAGTTACAGCTCCAGCCCGGAATCACTGGTGCCTCTGCGTGAAACTGTCAGCAGCAGCAACGGGGAGACGGTGGCGTCCTCACTGGCGTATGGGTTTACTGATAACGTCAGTGATATGGCTGGTCGCGATCTGCTGTTTAATGCTGGCGGCGTCGGGGGAATTACGGTTGAGGGGCTTTCGAAAGGCACAGAGCCTTATCGCCGGTTGATTGCGCACCTGGTCTGGACAGCGACGCAGATGGCTTTACAGGGCCGTGATTATGCCGTGGATTTCATGCTGTGGATTCAGGGCGAGGCGAACATGGCAAACGGGACCAGCGCTGACAGTTACACCGGGAGGGTGTCAACCTTACGGGCGGATGTGGCCGCAGATACGGCAGGGCTGCGTGATGCAGGCCGCGATCTGGTCATGTTGATGTATCAGACCTCATCCCACGGCTTTTACGTGGGAACCGTAGAAAACCCGCCGGAGGTCATCGCCCAGGCGCAGCTTGATATGGCGCTGAATGCCCCCCTGATTGATATGTGGGGGCCGTCGTATATGGGGCTTCCGGCAAACCATACCATCGGGCAGGGTAACGTCCATCACAACGCCCACGGTTACCGGCTGATGGGGTTATATGCACAAAAAGCATTGCGGCATCGCCTGCTTACACGCACCGCAGACAAGCCAGACGGTGAAAAATATTTACCTGTGCATGCTACCCGCGCCCGTAAATTAAACAGCAGGACCGTGATTACTGACGTGTTTACGTATCACCCCCCGCTGGTTATTGATAACTCGTATATCACTGAGCTGGCCGATGGTCATCATGGTGTCGAGTTACATGATGAAACCGGGCGGCTTGATATTGCGTCCGTGGAGATTGTCGCGGGTACGAAAATTAAAATCGTATCGAAAACAGATATCGGAAACGGGGCATTTGTGGCGTTTGCCTGGACGCCGGATAACCGAGGGGGAATTACAAGCAACCGATATCAGCAATGGTTTTTCGGGCGTGAAACAGGGGTGCGAACAACCATTCATGATTCAGACCCTGAAAAGACCGATTTAACAGATGAAAACGGCAAGCCTTATCCGCTTTATAACTATTTGCCGATTCAGAAGATTGCCATTTCCGAATAACAGATGAAATTAAACGAGGTATTTTATGATTCAGTTTCAGGTCGCTAAGGATTTTGGTAATCCATTACTGCCCGTCAGTAAAGCCCGCTCGGAAATGTATCTTGATTCAGCGCTATCTATTTACGAAATGCGCAGCGCAAAAGAAAGCAGCAGCAATGGCAGGGCGCTGGAGGTTAACGGTCTGACCTTTGATAGTGAGGGGCTGGTGTGTGATGGCATCGATGGTCATTACGCAGATACGGGGATTATTGAACCTCTGGCTAATACCGTCATTGTTGCGTTTCGGGCTAACCCGCAGGCGGCTACAACACAAATTTACTCGGGCCTGCCTGAATCGTGGAGTCCCTTTACGGGGACGCGAGCGGCGATAACTAAAGACGGTTTTTTGGTGGCTGATATTGGGGCAACGCCTGGGACGATCCACGCTCAAACCGGCAATGTTACGCCTGGATGGGAAATCGTCGCAGTAGTGACGGGAGCAAAACAACTTTCGGTAACCCGTGCATCGACTATGGGAACAGTGACCGCGCCGTTTGAAACCCGACGCGAACCGAAAAGTACAATCCGCATTGGAGGCGGTTATATTGCCCCCCACAATCTGGGAATTACCGGGCGAGTTGGGTTATGGGCGATGTATAACGGTGTGCTGGATAGCGCGACCATCGCAGGCCTGTTCGCAAGAGCACGTACCATCATGGCAGGGAAAGGCGTAGTTATTCCTTAAGGGGGAGAATGTGGGTAAACCATTTTTTACGCGCCTGACCCCTGCCGGGGAGCAAAAGTTTGCAGCGGCGGCGGTGTCTGGTGAACCGGTAAGTTTTCATGAGATGGCGGTGGGCGATGGCGGCGGCATCCTGCCTGACCCTTCACGCATTGACGGGCTGGTTAACGAGCAATTCCGGGCGCAAATAAACCGTGTAGTTATCGCTGACCAGGCTGCTAACGTTATTCGCGTTGAAATGATCATGATGCCGCAGGTGGGGGGGTTCTGGCTTCGCGAAGCGGCGCTCTATGATGATGAGGGAATTTGCCTGGCTGTGGCAAATATGGCCCCCACATATAAACCCCTTCTTGCGGAGGGTGCCGGGCGATTACAGTCGGTCAATATGTGGATTGCTGTCAGCAAAACCAGCGATGTCACAATTAAAGCGGACCCGTCGGTTATTCTGGCTACCGTTGCAGAGGTGAGCCGCGCAAAAAGTGAGGCAAAAGACTACGCCGATCATATTGCGGGCCAGCTTGATACGGAAATTCAGCAAGCCATTACCGAAGCCATTACAGCGGCAAAACGTGATTTCTGGGAAGACGATAATCCCGTGGGTACGACGCGATTTTTTAATCAGAACGTCAACCCGAATGAAGAGTGGCCCTGGTCGCAATGGGTGTACACCGGCGAAAACAAAACGATTCGGGTAGCAAAAGCCGATGGTTCAAACGTCGGCGCGACCGGCGGCAGCGATACCGTCACGCTCCAGCAGGCCAACCTGCCCGCCGTTCAGATTGATGTGAGTGGCGAAACCAGTGAACAGGCGGAGCAGAAGATAAGAACATCTGAAAACGGCGAGCACAATCATGGTGGCGTAGCCGGTAAGGATGACCCGTGGGAAATAGGCGGGGATGTGCGGCAGCTCTTTAACCCGAAAGAGTGGGGTGTCACGGATATGGGCGGGAAGCATGACCATGAAGTAATTGTGCCCCCACACAAACACAATACCAGCGGCAAAACCGCCAAACTCGGCGAAGGTAAATCGTTCAGCGTGGTGGAATCCCACACCCTGCTGATGTGCTGGAGCCGCGTTGCCTGAATCGCCAGTCAAATCACTGACCCAATCAGCTCCGTAACGGGGCTTTTTTTCTGCCTGCGGTTGTATCAACCACGGTACAACGGGCATCAACGGCTTGCGGTGAATGATTTCCATACCATGGATGAACCCCTAAACAGGAGATTTATTCCATGGCGCAAGACTACCACCACGGCGTGCGCGTTGTAGAAGTTAACGACGGCACCCGCTCTATCACGACGGTGAGCACGGCGATTGTGGGCATGGTGTGCACCGGCGATGATGCCGATGCCTCAATGTTCCCGCTCAATAAGCCGGTACTGCTTACCGACGTGCTGACCGCCAGCGGTAAAGCGGGCGAGTCCGGCACACTGGCCCGCTCACTGGACGCTATCGCAGACCAGGCAAAACCCGTGACCGTTGTGGTCCGCGTTGCCCAGGGCGAAACCGAAGCGGAAACCACCGCTAACATCATCGGCGGCGTGACCGCTGAGGGTAGAAAACCGGCATGAAGGCGTTACTTTCGGCGCAGTCGCAGCTGGGCGTGAAGCCGCGCATTCTCGGCGTGCCGGGGCATGATACGCAGGCCGTATCTACTGAGCTGCTGAGCGTGGCGCAGAGCC